CAGTATTAACAACTGTGACGTTTTCTAATCTGGATGCTGGTGCGGTCACCACTTCTGGCGAAACTTTTACAGATAGTGACACCCAGATACCAACTAATGCTGCGGTAAAAGCACACGTTGCGGCTGTCACACCTACCCTATCGGTTACTGAATCTTCTGTAACTGCCCATCAAGCCGCATTAGCCATTGCGGCAAGCCAGCTTAGTGATGTTACGTCTACAGCGACAGAGCTTAACCTTGTAGATGGCTCAACCGCTGATACGGTAGTAAACAGCAAGGCTGTTATTTACGGTTCTGCAGGGCAGATTACAGCTAATGAGCTAGATGTTGACAACATTCAAATAGATGCCAATGCTATCAAATCTACAGACACCAATGGAAACGTGCAGTTATTTCCAAACGGCACTGGATTTACAGAGTTATACGGGAATACCAACCCTGGCACTATTCGTTTTAACTGCGAATCAAATAGTCATGGTGTAACGGTACAAGGCCCAGCCCACAGTGCGGCGTCAACTTATACTGTCAAACTTCCCGATACGCTTGGTCTTACTCAGGCATCAGGCATTGTTACCTCAGATGCCAATGGTGTAGTTAGCTTTGATAATGGCACGATAGAAGAAGTTACCACCGTCACTTCTAGCTCTAATGCTGCCACTATTAACCTACGCGATGGCAATCTGTTTGAGCATGACCTAACGGAAAACGTTACCTACACGTTTAGCAACCCAGCCGCGTCCGGCAGGGCTTCATCGTTTGTGTTGAAGGTTATTCAAGACAGCAGTGCTAGAACCATTACATGGCCGTCGAGTGTTGATTGGCCTGCGGCTACAGCGCCTACCCTGACCGCAACAAACAACGGTGTAGATGTATTTGTGTTCTTTACTATTGATGGTGGCACAACCTACTACGGATTTGTTGCTGGTCAGGCGCTAGGATGAGTGTAGGCACTAAGCTATTACAAGCGGCCGCTGGCAATGCTGGTGAGGCTGTTTACGTTGATGATGTGTTTTCTACAACCCTTTATGTCGGCACGGATGGCTCTGTTGTAGTTCCTACCGGACTAGATTTAGCCGATAAAGGCGGGATGATTTGGGGAAAAAGCAGATCAGCTTCACAAAATCATAGATGGTATGACAGCGCAAGGGGCACTCAATATTCTTTAATTTCAAACTCTACAGCCATACAAAGCGACCAAGGAACACAAACCTTTGGCAGTAGCTCTGTTACTTTGGGTGCGGCGTCTGGAATTGTTGGTTCGTCATCTTATGGTGGGCCAGATTATGTGCTTTGGTCTTTTGCTAAACAAGAAAAGTTTTTTGACATTGTTACCTATACTGGCGATGGCAATGCTGACCGACAGATAAATCATAATTTAGGTTCTGTGCCAGGAATGATAATAATAAAAAAATATGTGGGCAGTACGACAAGATGGGCGGTGTTTCACAGAAGTCTAGGCACAGGAAATTTTTTAAGTTTAGACGATGCGGCGGGTGTTGTGACTCAAAGTGATTTTTGGCAAACAGCACCGACCGCTACTCAGTTTACTGTAGAAACGAATGGCAACGTAAATAACAATGGTGATTCTTATGTAGCCTACCTATTCGCCCACAACGATGGCGATGGCGATTATGGTGAGGGCGGTGATGAAGATATTATTAAGTGTGGCACTTATACGGGAAGTGGGTCTACGGGAAAGTTTGTTGATTTAGGTTTTGAGCCGCAGTGGGTATTAGTAAAAAACGCAGATGCGAGTACGCCTTGGGTAGTTATAGACACCATGCGAGGTATGCCGGTTGAGGGTGACGGTGTAAGACTTTTAGCAGATCAGAGTGCCGGAGAAGTTAGTAGTGCCAGTTTTTTTGCGCCAAGAGCAACGGGTATGGAGGTAACACAGCAAAATACCTACGTTAATACCAGCAGCCAAGACTACATCTACATGGCGATCCGCAGACCCAATAAGCCAGCATCAGAGTTCGCGGCTAATAAATTGTTTTCTATGGATGGCGCTGGTAATGCTTCTGGCGATCCAGATTTTGTTTCAAACGACCATGTAGTCGATATGGCGTTTTTAAAACTTCTAGCAGGCACTGAGAGTGCTTATTTAACGGCAAGGCTAACTGAAAACCAATATATGAATCTGGCGGCAACTAATGCAGAAGCAACAGATGGTGCATTAGACATGGACTTTCAGTCTGGGTTTGGTGACTCCGCTAGTAGTGCTGTTGCGAATTACCAAGCATGGATGTTTCGCAGAGCCAAAGGGTTTTTTGATGTTGTGACTTACACGACAACTCCCTCGTCATCCGCGCAAACCGACGTAGTGACGCATAATTTAGGGGTAGCCCCTGAGTTGATTATTGTCAAAAATAGAAGTGGCACTGGAAACATTTGGATGACGTATAACATCGTTAGTGGAGTTAATAAATATTTACAAATTGAAAGTAATAATGCAGTTGCTACAGGAACATGGTCGTTTCCTTCAGCACCAACAGCTACTCAGTTTACTACGGGCTATGCGTATCCTTCTGGGACTAGTGCTATAGCGTTATTGTTTGCAACTGTTGCTGGCATATCAAAAGTCGGTAGTTACACTGGAACAGGTAGCGACTTAAATGTTGACTGCGGTTTTAGTGCTGGCGCTAGGTTTATTTTAATAAAACGCACAGACTCTACGGGTGATTGGTACGTGTACGACTCTGTCCGTGGCATTGTTGCTGGAGATGACCCGTACTTTTTACTCAACTCAACAGCCGCGCAAGTTACCAACACAGATTACATAGACCCGCTATCTAGCGGCTTTACCGTTACATCATCAGCGCCAGCAGGGCTTAACGCTTCTAGCGGCAATTATATATTTTTAGCAATCGCATAGGAATTGACATGGCAGAATATAGAAACAGGTCAAGCGGCGAAATAAAGACGGACACTGAACTCCGTGCAGCAAACAAGAACATGAGTTTTCCTAAAGTGTGGAATAGCTCTGTCTACGATGCTTTAAACGTAGACCCCGTATTAGAAGCCCCTGCTCCAGCCCCCAGTGCGCCGTACAAGTCTGTTGTTCGTAATGGCGCTGTAGAGGACGGTAAAGGCAACTGGGTATATGCGTGGGTAGAGCGTGAAATGTTTACTGAGTATACCGACAAAGACGGTAAGGTTCAGACTGTAGCGGCACAAAAGACAGCTTATGACACGGCAAATACTGCGGCTTTGGCGGCAACTGAAAGAGCTAAGCGTACTGCCTTGTTGATGGAGACAGATCATTACGCTTTGGCAGATGTCACGATGCCTGATGCTATGAAAACTTACAGGCAGGCATTGCGCGATGTGCCACAGCAGGCTGGCTTTCCGTCAAACATTACATGGCCTGATAAGCCGTGATATGTGAAAACAATCGTGTTGTATCTGGTGTTGAACACTTACACCTACACATGGGCTATTGGAAGCAGAACGAGGCTAGAACATTACAGAGTTTGCAAATACAAGGAGGTAGGTAGCGAGTCAGATCAAACGTATACCTGGCATTTACCTTGGCCTAATTCATATTGCGATCCTTATGTGATTTACGAGGTTCCTGATGATTGACCCAATCACAGCTGCGGCGGCAGCTACGAAAGCATATGCAACCGTCAGGGCGTGTATTGAAATGGGCAAGGGCATTGAGGATACGTTTCAAGTAGTAGCCAGATGGCAAGGCCATGCATCCGATATTTTGTATGCAAATAAAAGGCAGCAGAAAAAACGAAACCCACTTAAAGATGTGGTGTTTTCAAATTCGGTAGAGGCAGAAGCAGCACAGATGTTTGCTGCAAAGAAAAGGATTGATACACAGAGAAAAGAATTAATAACTTTATTGCAGTATGCCTATGGCAATGAAGGTTTGGAAGAGTATCGTAACTGCATGAAAGAAGTTCAAGCACAAAGGCAGAGAGAGGTTTACGCACAGCAAGAGGCAAAGGACGCGTTGATTAAATCATTTTGGATTGCAGTTCTTGTAGGCATAGCTGGCTTGTTAATTACATTTATTGTTACGACAGTATTAGGAAAATAAAGATGGAAGAGTCAACAAAACAAGTAATAGATGTAATTAGCTTTGGCACTGTTTTGGGTACTATTTCTGCGATTCTTCCGCCACTTTCTGCCTTGTTTACGATTATTTGGGTAGGTATCCGCATTTGGGAGACTAATACGGTGCAAGAACTAACAGGCCGAAAGCAGAAGCGTGATGATAAGGGCCGATTTGTTAAGGATGATGACTAATGGCTTTACAGTTTCTAGTTGGCCCAATCGCTAATCTTGCCAAGTCATGGATGGATAATAAGCATGAGCAGTCTCAAGCCAGCCATAAAGCCAAAATGCAAGTCATTAGCAATACAGCCACTTGGGAAGAGAAGATGGCTGATGCCTCCGCCAACTCATGGAAGGATGAGTTTTGGACGGTTATTTTATCCATTCCTCTCTTATGTGTTGGTTACTCTATTGTCGTTGATGACCCCGATATTCTTGGCAGGGTTTCTGATGGTTTTGATGCTCTGGATACTTTGCCAGATTGGTATCAGTATTTACTATTTCTTGCGGTATCTGCGTCATTTGGAGTGCGTGGTGCTAGTAAGCTGATGAAGCTGAGGGCCAAGTAATGGCAGAGTTATTTGCTACCGCTGAAAACGAAGACAAAGCTAATGAGATTATAAAGCTATATAACCAATATCTTGGCCGCGATCCCTTGCAAGGCGGGATAGATGGCTGGCTTGCGACAAACCAAAGCATTGAGCAGATTGAGCAGGGCATAGCTAACTCACCTGAAGCTGCTGTATTTCAAACCTTTAATAGCACTATTGGCCGCGATCCGACAATGGAAGAGCGGGATTTCTTTGTAAATGTAAATCCTGCACCTATTGAGAATATTGAAGAGGTCTTATCTAACACGCAAGAAGCGCAGCAATTTCAGACTCAACAGCAGCTAGATCAAACAGATATGTTGGCTGATACAACGGCTGATGACACAACACTTGATGACACGACTGTTGGTGACGAAACAGAAACAGCATTTCCTACTGCTGATACCGGCAGATTTGGCGACATGATTGATGCTTCTGCAACCTTTGCTGACGCCAATCAATATCTCGGCGTCAATGAAGCGCAGTGGTCTGCATTTGTTAATGAAGTAAACGACATTAAAGCGCAGATGAATGCTTTTGAGGGCAATGAAGCTCGCGTTCTGCAAGATCGAAGCACACCTGATGCTCTTTTAGATCGGCGCATTGCTGTATTGCTTAATCAAAATCCTGGCATGACTGCTGATGAGGCACGGGCAGAAGCTGAAAGTGGTGAAGCGTATCAACAGTTAGCTACTACCAATGCACAATACGAAGCATTAAATGAAAGATTGAATCAAGCGTATGCAAACATTGGTTTACCGGGTGCTGCAACGATAGCAGGAAGCGGAATAAGCGGCGAAGGTTACAGGGTTGATTTTAATTTAAATACGGGCGAAGTAACTTATCGGGAGGTAGGTGGTAGCTCATTTCTTGAGTCGGCCCTTGGGATTGCAATAGCAGCAGTATTTGCTGGCCCGATAGCTGGAGCAATAGCAGGAGCTACAGGAGCCTCTGCGGCAGTAGCCACGGCAGCGGCCTCTGGCATTGTTAATAGTGCAACTCAGTTAGCAATGACCGGCGATCTTGATGTAACGCAGGCACTTTCAGCAGCGGCTACGGGCTATCTAAATCCCAGTGCATCCGCAAATGTTATGTCCAATCCAAATGTTGCAAGCCTTACGCAACAAGTAAGTGATACTGCTTTCAATGAGGTTACTGGCTCGCAAATAATTGGTGAGCTTACAAACGCTAGTGCTAACTCAGGCGCTGTTGTAGACGCAATTTCTAATGCGGTTGGCGCTGCTGCTACCAATGCGATATTTGGGGGAGATGACGGCCCTGATGCCGCTCAACAACCTGATGCAATAGAAAACCAAGCTGCTGGTATTGAAAACGATGATGGCACTACTACTTATTCCGTTTTTCAAGGTGCGTTACCGGATGGATATATTTTTGACCAAACTCGCAATGTTGTCATTCACCAAGAAACCGGAACTGAATATGACGTTGATGTAAGTGTATACGGCGTACGGGTAACCTTACCAAATATAGAACCACAATCAGCAGGTGGCGGTGGCGATACAGCAACAGGTGGTGATTCGAGTGTTGATGGAGCCGATGGAGCCGATGGAGTTGATGCAGGCGGGGCTGAATCTGCAACGACCGTAACGGTTGATCCTTCTGCTGGCGGTGTTGCATCACAGGATGACAGCCTTCCTGAAATTGGCGATTGGGTTTTCAAGGATGGCGTATGGAACCAAGTCGGCGGCTACTCTAATGAGCTTGGTGTTCCGACTGTTATCTATTCTGGCGAAATTATCACAGGGCCAGGATCAGAGGGTGAGGTGAAATCTGACGAAGAATGGGCGGTTATTGACCAAGACGGCGGCTTCCGTGATGGCACTTACACGCAAGGCGTTTTGACAGAAGGCGAGTCAATTATTCAGGGTGAGGGAACTGGCACAGAGCAAACCGATGCAACAAAAGCTGTTGATTGGATTTTGGTAAATCTGCCCAACTATGAAGATATGACAGAGGTTGAGATAAACCAAGCCTTAGAGGGTGCTGGTCTTGAGCCTGTTGATATAAACAACGATGGAACTGTTAGCTCTAAATCTGAGGTTGTTACGACTGCAGATGGTGATCAAACATCAACTGTGACTGTGGGTGGCTCAGGTGCTGCTGCAGGTGCTGGGGCTGGGGCCGGTGCGGGTTCCGGAGATGGGGCGGGTGCAGGCTCAGGTGCAGGCTCAGGTGCTGGAGTCAGTGGCGGCGGAGCAGGAAATGGCGCAGGCGGTGCTGGAGGCGCTGGTGACGGTGCAACAGGTGGCGGCGGTGGTGTAGGAACAGTATCTACAGGTGGACAAGGCGGCGGCACAGGTGAGGGTACAGGCGCGGGTAGTGGCGATGGCACTGGCGATGGTGACGGCCTAGACGGAAAAGGGATGCTGACTGCTTTAGCGCCTTTGGCAACTATGGCTGAACAGCAAGGCGACCCGTTTTCTACATTTGATATTCGTATACAAGCACCGACTATTCAGCCAGTGCAGATAGCACCCTTGGACGCAAGAAAAGAACTGGATAATCAGTTGGCAAGATTATTGAATGACCCTCAAAGCCAGCGTAGACAGTCTTTATTTGGAGGGCTTGTTTGATGACATATTTAAACCTAGTTAATGGTGTACTGCGGCGTCTTAGAGAAGACGAAGTAAGCAACGTATCGGAAAGCACCTATAGCAAGATGGTGGGTGACTATGTAAATGACGCCAAAGACCTTGTAGAAACTGCATGGGATTGGTCGCCATTACGCAATACCCTGACGATTACTACCTCAAATGGTGACAACCTTTATTCTTTGACCGGAAGTCGCAATGAAGGCAAGGTTCTTAACTTTATTAACGATACTTCTAATTGTTTGGTGGAGTATCAGAGCCAGAACTGGTTTGACGATAAGGACTTTATCCAAGAAGCCGTTACAGGGTCGCCTAAATACTTCACTTATGCCGGTGTTGATGGCAGCGGTGATACTCAGGTTAAGCTATATCCGACACCGGATCAGGCATATACGCTAAAGGTTCGCGTAGTTTTGCGAAATGTCGCGTTGTCAGCGGATGCAGATACGCTTGCAATACCCAGTAGCCCTGTTTTGCATATGGCAATAGCTTTGTTATCAAGGGAAAGAGGCGAGACGGGTGGTACGTCTACTGCTGAATACTTTGCGATTGCTGATAAGCATTTGTCTGATGCGATTGCTTTGGATGCCCAGAAGCACCCAGAAGAGACAATCTTCTACACACCGTAGGATAGGTTATGGCACAGCCCTTACGCAGCATTGATCTTGTCGCCCCTGCCTTTAAGGGCGTTAACTCGGAAGACTCTCCTATTGCCCAGGATACGTCATTCGCAGAAATCGCAGATAACGCGATTATTGATCGACAGGGCCGATTGGCGTCCCGTAAGGGTAATAACGTCCTGACCACTAACAAGACTGCGTTAGGTACAGACCATATCCACAACATCCATGAGTTTTACGACAGTGCTGGCAACGAAACAATATTTAGCACTGGCAACAACAAGATAATGAGCGGCACGACTACGCTGACAGATGTTACTCCTGGCTCATATACGATTACGGCTAATGATTGGAAAATCGTGAACTTTAACGACAAGGCTTATTTCTTCCAAAGGGGCTTCGACCCGCTAGTACACGACAATAGCAACGGGCTGAGAACATTTACGGTAGCTAACGGCGGGGCCACTAACGCTACGTTCAAAGCCAATGAGGTGCTTGCGGCATTTGGCAGGCTGTTTATTGCCGGCAATGCTACTAATGACACCATTATTTACTGGTCTGATCTATTAGATGGCAATGCCTTTTCGGGTGGTTCTAGCGGTAACATTGACGTATCCAAGGCGTGGCCTGATGGGGCTGACAAGATTGTCGCTCTGGCTGCACATAATGACTTTCTTGTAGTTTTTGGTGAACACAGCATTATTGTCTACTCAGGTGCAGATAGCCCGTCAAGTATGGCAATCAGCGATACGGTATCAGGTGTAGGCTGTATTGATCGCAAGACGGTAGTCAGTATTGGCAGTGATCTATTGTTTTTGAGTGACGATGGTCTTAGAAGTCTTGGCAGGACAATACAAGAAAAATCTCTGCCTATATCCGATCTTAGCCGTAACGTAAAACAAGACCTGATTGCCAAGCTGGCATCCAAAACCAGCCCTGCCAGCACCGTATACAGCCCTGAAAACTATTTCTATCTGCTGTGCTTGCCTGATAGCAACCTTGTTTATTGCTTTGATCTTAGGGGTCGGCTGGAAAATGGCTCATTCCGCGTAACCAAGTGGCCTAGTGTTAACTTCAAGTCTTTTGCAAGAGACAGAGATGGCACTGTTTATATAGGCACTACAGATGGTATTGGCAAATACGATGGTTTTGATGACAACAACTCATCTTATATTTTCCGATATTCAAGCCCTGGTCTAACCTTTGGCGACCCATCAAAGATCAAGATTCTTAAAAAAATACGGCCTACGATTATTGGCGGTAACAACGTAGATATTGTACTTAGCTGGACTTATGACTTTTCGGTTCAGGCTAATACGTCGCGGTTTAGGGTGGGGTCTACGAATCCAGCTTTCTTTGGGGTGTCAGAATACACTCAGGCAGAATTTAGTTTAGGCGATCTGATTAGCCGCAAGTCTTTAAATTGTACGGGTAATGGCACTGTAATTACGGTAGGTCTGCAAACAGAAGTAAACGGTGCATCTATATCCCTACAGGAAATGAACGTATTAGCATTGATAGGTAAGACGTTATGATTATGAACCCTATGCAAGCGGCTGGCTCTCAACAGCAGTTAGGCCAGACGTTTATCGATGATGAGCTGCAAGGGCTGATAAACCCTAGCCAGGGTTATAACCCATCAGGAAATTATGCTGGCTCTACGACTAGCGGGGGATATGACTATTCAGGCATTTCATCTGGCTCTGTTGACCAAATGATTAATAGCATTGCTGGTAACGGTTTATTTGGCAGCATTTTTGACAATATAGGCCCAATAGCCTCTACTGCTGGTGGCCTTGCAAGTGTTCTGAATGCTTACAACCGCCTTGGGTCAATTGGCGACTTTGCCAATGTTGCTGCGGGTCAGATTGGTGAAGAAGCCTTCACACGGTCGCAGTTCAAGCCATTTACCGTTACTACAGGCATGGGTTCTGGCATAGATGTTGGGGCCACAGGCGATGTTGCTGTTGGCTTAACGCCTCAAGAACAAGCTATTCAACAAAGTATGCTTACTGGCGCGCAACAATTTACCCAGCAAGCTATGACCCCTACTGCACAGCGCGAGCAGGAAGTATTTGATCGAATTCGCGCAACTCAACTTGCTGAAGAAGAACGTCAGCGTTTAGCTTTAGAGGAAAGATTATTCAATCAAGGCAGATTAGGCGTAAGAACTTCTATGTTTGGTGGTACACCAGAGCAACTGGCACTGGCTAAGGCTCAGGAAGAAGCGCAGGCTAGGGCTTCACTGGCGGCTATACAGCAGGCTCAGGCAGAGCAAAGGCAACAAGCACAGTTAGGTACGTCAATGCTGGGCGGCGCGTATGTGCCAGAAGCTCAAGCATTGAATGCCTTACAACGCGGCCTGTTGGCTTCTCAGTTGGCGCAACGTGGTCAGCTATATGGCACTGGCTTATTTGGTGAAGCGTCTATAGCGGGACTAGACGCCCTTCTGGCATCAGGTATTGGTCAGGCAGAACTGATGGGTAGGCTTGGCACTGGATTGCTTAGCGGGGCTATGCAAGGCGCTGGTCAAGGGCAGGGCGGTATCCAAAGTATTATTAGCGAGATTGGCAGCCAAGCGGCTCCGCAAATCGGTGAATTTATTACTGGCACACTTTTCGGGAATTAATCATGTCTTTAACACTTAGATCAACGCAACGCCTTGCTAGTCCTAATTTCGGCCCTGTTGAAGAGCTTGGATTTCTGGCTGCAACTGCTCAGCCAATGGCAAAGTTACGCCAACAAATTGCCGGTCTTGACCTGTCAACTTCTGGTGGCCTCATGGACTTGGCGGGATTGTACTCGCAGCGCGGGCAAACCCAACAAGCGCTTGAGACGCAGGCTCTTGCACGGGATTTAGCATTGCAGGAGCAGGCCGTACAAAACAGAGAAGGACTCCGGGCTAGTCTGCTGGCTCGTGCTTCAGCAATTCCAGAGGCAAAGGGAATGCTGACTTCATTGCCATTTATGGACGCCACTCAGTTAGCTCAAATGAATCAAAGTCTTGGAACGGCAGAGGCGGCAATAGCAGAGCGAACACGGCAGTCTGCGGCCTTAACGCCTCGGATAGCCGCTGTTAATAGATTTTTTACTGACAGCAAGCAACAGCCTGTAATTACATCAGAGCTAACTTCATCCTTAGCCAAAGATCCAGAGGCCCTTGCAGACATTGTGGGGCGTTATGAGACGGAAATAGCATCTCAAAGGCTAGACAAGGTGGCGGATAATGCTCAGATAGCTACGCAGGCAAACCTTGCTCAAAACCGAGGCGCGCCTGCAGAGGTTCTCGCGGAAATAAATCAAGGGATGTATGTGGGAGACAATAAATCTCTTTTAGATAAGCTAGATGGGACAGGAACTCAACTAAAGAGCTTTACGTTTCTTCGTGGGCCAAGGCAGGGGCAGTTTGCGTCGTTCTCAGAGTTAAATGGGAAAGTGTTGACGCCGAACCCTGACGGCACTAAAAGCTGGAAGTTCCCCGATGATGTGGGTCTTCTTGAGGTTTCAAAGGGAGAATGGTCTACTGATGGGCCAAAATCACTGGCCGCTGCAGACAAAAGAGTTATTCCTCCGTTGGCTGCTGCCGCTGGAAACACACAGGCGCTTATAAATGAGTTAGATAACTTAGGCGCGCTAAGGACAGGCGTAGTCCTAGCTAAAATATCGCCCGTTGTCCTTGATGAAACGGCCACTCTTGAGCAATTCAATTTATCTGTCACAGAGGCGTTAAGCCGCTTGCAGTCTGGAGCAGCAATTAAAGATGATGAATTGCCAAGATTCCAGAAGCAATTTGAAATACAGGCGCGAGACTTGTTTGCACCACGACACATGATGCAGAAAATTGTTCAGGCTGCCGCCCTAACTAGGGTTGGCGCTGACTTATTTGCTGAAAATATAACGCCGCAAAAAGCGATAGAGTTAATTCAAGAGTCAGCCGCAATAAACTTTACGGAAGAAGAAATAGCAAGAATGGAAAAAGGTGAGGCTAGGCAGGTCTTGATGGAAAAGACAGATAAGTACCTGAGTGTAGGCCAACCCAAAACCCTGTCCCCGCTTGATGAAATCAGGCAAAAATACAACCTCTGATAGAGGCACGCGATATGTCATCTGCAGCAGAAATTCAAAGCGCAATTGTTAGCTTAGACGCAAAAATTCAGGCAGAGGAAAACCCTGCAACAAAACAGGCGATGGCTGATGATTTAGTTAGGCTGTTTGAGCTACATGATGCTGCGGTAGGTGCTTCGCCAGCCCCCAATCCCGACGATATAGTTGGCGAGCTAAGGCGGAAGAAAACAGACCTTTTGGGTTTCGCAAATGCGCTTGCTGCTGGCTTTAATAAAGGTGTTATTTCTATCGCGGATTTACCGTTTGACCTTATAAATCTGGCCCTTGATGCATTTGGCGCGCCTCAATCTTTAAGGCAAGGGCCGCAAAATTTAAGTCAGGGTATTGACTGGCTCTCAAATGAGTTGACCGGAAAACGCCCTATTGCCGCTTTGACAACACCGCCAGAGTTTGTTGATACATCCTTAGAAAAAAGCGTGGGTGTTATCGGCGAATATACTGGCAGCGGCTTTGGGTTTGCGACTGCTGCAAAACAGCTAGGGCAACGATATTTGGCTCGACAGCCAGTTGCTCCCGGCCCGAGAGGGCCTGCTGGGGCATTTGCTGAGACCGTAGCGGCTCCAGGGTTTATCCGTTCGGAAACAGCTGTTTCAGGCGCGGCAGGAGTTGGCGGGGCTGCTGGGCGGGAATACTTTGAATCACCTATTGCTGAGGTTGTTGGATCGCTAGTAACCGGCGTCCCTGCCGCCGCTACCGTTCAGTATGGGCCGGAACTGCTGTCTTTTGGAAAGCGTCAGTTCAATCAATTTAGCCAAGCTGGCGCAGAAGAGCGGGTGGCGCGTGGTCTTGCTGGCGAATCAATGGACTTACAGCAAGCGCTCGCGGCCTTGCAAAGCAACAGGCTTTTGATTGAGTCCGTTTTGCCGGAAGGTCAAAGAGTTTCTACGGCTCAATTGACAGAAGATTCGGGCATTATGGCCTTGTTGTCTGAGGCCGCCCAAAATGACCCCGCTATACATAATTTGATGTCAAGAATGACTGATGACGCATCTGAGGCGATTATCCAGCAACTTCGCGTTGCAGCCGATGCTGGTGATTCTACGGCGTTTTTTGCATCACTAAACTCATTGACAAATGATCTGATTGATCGGTCGGTCAGAGACGCCGACTTAGCTAGAAGCCAGATAGAAAAACTTGAGGCCAGTGGCGGGCAGCGGGCGGATGGGACGCCTTTAACCGAAGAGCAAATAGGTATAGATTTTGTGGCCGCCTTAGAGGCCAGCTACAACAGGGCCAAGCAATATGAGTCTCAGGTTTGGTCATTAGTAGATCAAGAGATAAAGCTGGATGCTAAAGGATTCCGAGCAGCGGCTTTGGCGTTGAGATCGGAGCTCTCGCAGAGGGGATACAATTCGTCTCAGCTTGATTTCTTTGACGATGTGATACGTTTTGGCGCAGCGAAGTCCGACCTTCCAGAAGGTGTTGAGCCGCTTGATACATTTGAGGCCCTTCAAAGATTCAGGTCAAATCTTCTTGAAGAACAGCGAAAGTCTAACAAGGCTGGCGACAGGAATAGGGCATCGGCAATTCAAAAGCTCAATGAATTAACTATGAATTTCATAGAGTCGGGGCCTAACGCAGAGACGTATGCCGCGGCCTCAGAGGTAACCAGAACAGTACATAGGCTTTACAACAAGGGAAAGTTGGCTAGGTACTTGGGAATTGACATAGAGGGAGAAAAAACAATAGACCCAGAGCGAGCAATGAGCCGTGTTGTGCGATCAGGAACAGATGTTGGAGATGTTCGCAGGGCCATTGAGGCTGAGGGCGTCCAAGTAAGCGATTACGGCCAAGAAATACCAGTTGCAGAGGGCCTAACTCAAAATATCGGCGATATGTTGAGGTTGAAGTTTTCTCAGGCAAAAGACAAAAAGAAGTTCATGGAAACGTATGCGCCTACGCTCCGTAAATTTCCAGAGCTTGCAAGGGACTTGAATCAAATAATTGCTGAGATCGACACGGTGGCCAGTGTTGTTGCTACGTCTGAGGGGCGAGCTGTTACTGCGGGCGACAAAAAGATCACCTCAATGGCCGCTTTGATTGGGGCCGACCCACGAGACGGTTACTCTGCTGTAAGTAAACTATCCGCCGATGATCTTATGAACATTAATAGAGTTGCGGTTAGAGAGGGTGTTGAGTCTGGATTCCAAAATATCTTTATTGAGGAGATATTTGACAGGCTTGCAAGCACCAATGCAGATGGCACATTTAGGTATACCCGATCACAAATACTGGAGGACAAGACTTTAGGGGCTGCCTTCACGCGCGTTTTGACGCCGTCACAGAGAAAGCAAATTATAGAGCTTGATAAGGCTCGGTCTGTAGTGATTTCCAGGACGAAACTAAAGCCAGAGGGGGAGGCGGTTTCTGGCCTCTCAACGTCTAGCTGGATTGCAGATTTGCTGGCGCGATTCTTGGGGGCAAGAGTTGCTGCAGAGGTGACGACCGGCCCAGCGGCCCTTCAAGCCGCAGGCGCTTTGTCAAGAACAGCCTCTAAATTTGCAAACATATTGCCGAGCAGTCAAACACGGCGGGTGCTTGTAAACATGATTCAAGACCCAGACTACATGGAATACTTGCTAAAGCTGGAAAGGTCAAACCTCCCTGACTCTCAAAAAGTTGGCCAGTTGCAAACTTTTTATCGACGTTCAGGCCTGCGGGGCTTAGAAGAAATACAAAGAATATACAGGTCTGAGGCCGAGCAACAGCCTAATCCCAACTAACGAACTCTAACCAACCTGCTATACCCGCCGCCCTGTCATTCTCCATACGGGCGGCTTCTGCCTTGTAATGCTTGGCGATTTGCTTGGCTTCCTTGTTCATCCGTTTACCTAACTTAATGTCCTCTACCTTCTCCCTCAGTATCTCCAAGGCCCCTTCGCCATAAGTCTCAATGTAATGACGGTAGAAGTAATCAGGGTTACTACCAAACCTCTGATGACAGCCGTAACAGTGGGCAAAGGCGTTCATGGCATCGTATCTGACACCCTTCTTGGCCCTGCCAAAGTAATGGCTACAGTGCAGAGCCATGCTGTTTTCTTCGTATTTCTTGCCACACCCCTGGCAAGTAAAATCATTTCGCATCCTGACGCACCGGCTAAACCAGTGGTCTGCTGCTGTACGCTTTAATCGCATTTTTTTGGCCCCGCATAACGGATTATCTCCAGGGGCTTCTCATCTATGTCCTTGAGCGGCTTGGTACTCAGATCCATCATTATGGCTACGTCTTCCTCTAATCGCTTTGCCATAGATTCTGCGGCTTCTACGGCTAGTTGTGCGTCATTCTTCATAACTCGTCCTTTATTGATTGTGGAAACGGGACGTATATCCCCTTCTTCTCTGACAGCCACCGTACAAGCACCTCTGCGGCTTCGCTCAGTTCCCTGCCGGTTAGCTTGGTGGTAGACGTTTTTTGGTACATGGCCTTAATGATGGGCTTGTAGAGCATCTCTTTGACCAGCCCCTCAGTAAACGGGACTTCTATCTGATCATTGAAAGGGTGCTTGTTGGAATACCCGGCATCGTTAAGTTGTTCTGACATCTGTCTAAACCATAGGTGCATGGCATTGTTCTGCCGCTCAGTCCTGCCTGCGGGCTTGATTGAGTACAGGTGATAGCTGCCTTGGCTGAACTGACCTTTTACAAAGTCTATAAAGAACTCCAGCTTCTCCTGGCTGTCTACAATCCACCTATGCCCGTCCACGCTCAGCCTCCATGATCTGCCTACCAATCAGTTCTGGTATCTGTGGCACGACCGCGTTGCCTAAGCATCTAAGTCGGTGTGTCCTAGCGGGAACCCCATTAGCCACTCGACCCACGTTGGGTTCAGTCTCCCAGACTCCCCCTTGAACTCCACCGAGTCCGGTAATGAGTTGGTTTCCGGGTTCCTGCCGGTCTTTGCCATTGTTTCTGGCTTCCTGGCCCCCTTGTAATCCCTCGCAGCTGGAGTCGGCCAAAGGTTGTGCCTCGCCATTGAGCTCAAAGAGTGTCGCTCCCTTGCATTCGGCCCGAGGCTCTTGTTTCTGCCGTACTCCACCGCTGCTGGGGTAGGTAAAAAGTGAGGGCGGGTGTATCTCTCCTGCATTGAGGGCGACCCCTGATTGGCTGTCGCTGTTGGGGTAGGCCACAATCCAGATCCTATCTCTGTGATGGTGGGCGCCAATCGCGGAAGCTGGTATACAGTGCCACTCCGCATCATACCCGACCGAGGAAATGTCCCATAAAACTCGCTTAAACCAATCTCCCCCGTCTCCAGTAAGCAGGTTTGTGACGTTTTCAAAGATGGCATATCGGGGTCGAATGTCCCCAAGCAAACGGGAGCATTCTGACCACATTCCACTGCGTTCGCCATCAATGCCTGCTTGTCTGCCAGCGGTTGAGATGTCCTGACAGGGGAATCCTCCCGTAATGACATCAACTCCAATTCCGTCTGAAACAAGTCTATCTGCTGTGATTCGTGTGACATCGTCATAGATCGGTACTCCAGGCCAGTTCTTTTTCAATACCTTCTGAGCGTAAGGGTCAATTTCGCAAAAGGCTGCAGTTTCAAGTCCAGCGGCCTCCAGACCAAGGGCAAAGCCGCCAATCCCACTGAACAAATCCAACACTTTCATGGATTTTCAGCCCGAATAAAAATGTTAATGAAATCAAGGGTTAGCCCTGTTGGCCCCGTTAGCCCCACTTTTTGGGGGCCGCCCCCTGAAACACGGGCCAACCGGGCCAACGGGGCAAACCGATGATTTATATAGAGTTTTTCCATCACCATCTGTCACCCTGCCAGCGGTAATTCTTTGCATTGTTTGAGCCAGTTCTGCGAAGTTTCAACATATTGCCCTTGAGCAATTCCATGCAGTTGCGCAGAGTCTTCTTAGTACATTCGTTGGGGTTGAGCTCTTCATCGCGGAGCATTCTGTACAACTCTGACTGACTGTGTTCAGCGCCACCCCTCATTACAGACTCAAGAAACAGCACCTCATCCTCATACTTGGCAAGAGCCTTAGCAACATTGATCTGCGCCGCCTGCTTCTTCTTCAAATCGCTAATGTCATCCTCATCAAGAAACTCAACAGAATCAACTGACTCCTCGTAGCCAACGGTTTCTTTTGTCTGCTTGTATCGGAACCCGCCAGAAAATGAAATCTGGCTGCGATCCTTCTCGTTAATAACCAGTAACTCTTGATAGTCAGCGAACTTATCGTTCAGGGGGTCAAGGCCAAACATATTGTCTACGTCAGCTTTAAGATCGCCTACGCCTTCGTAGATTAAGCGACCGTCTAACGATCGATGCTTGTTACAGTGGCCCAAAAGGATAATCGTGCCACCTGCTGCGGCGAACTGCCTGAAAACATGAAGAATGTCCCGCATATCACCTTTGTTCAGCACTGGCGCAAACTTCTTTAAGGTGTCACAAATCACTATCTTGCCGTTTGCGTGACCCTCAAGGCGTATCATGTTCAACATTCCCAAGGCATCCTGAGTGGTGCGTAAGCCAGGGTCTTGGCTTGTGGCTA